AGATTGCAATACCCGGCCTGCGCCTGTTCGTAGATATTATTTCTGCCGCCTTGAATACTTAAATTGGCCAGCACGAATTCGGTGTAGTGAACGCCATTGATAGTAACATCCCAAATTGGGTTGAATTGGGTCATGTGACCAAAGCTCCTGCACCGCCTGTGCCGCGATAGTAACTATTATTCAATACCGTCGTGATGGCACGGGCTGCGGCTTCAGGATCGCCAACCACTCCCATGTTCACGGTGACTTGAGGTGCTGCATTGCTGACGTAGCCAGCCGGTGCACCGCCAATGGTGACTGTTGGTGTGAAAGTTTCTTGAGTGTATCCGGCAGGTGCTCCACCGATTGTAACGGTTGGTACGAGAGTCGCAGTCATCGAGGTGATTGCTGCTCCCGTAGCTGCGACGGACTTGCTGGCAGATTCCGAAGCTGATGCGCCTGGTGGCGTAATGGTTGGCACTGATGGAATTGATGGCACTGATGACGATGATCCGCTTGAACTAGATTTCGGGATGCTCACCGTCGGTGCTGACGAAACTGGAATCAATGGCACATTTGGCAAAAGTGGAATCGAATTGTATTTCTCCAAAAGCCAGTTGATTGCGCTAATTGCTCCCTGAATTGCTTTGGTGATGACTCCGACAATATTGCCCACGATGTCAATGACTCCACCGGCGATGATTCCCACGCCTTGCAAAGCCTTACCCAATACCGTGCCAATGATCGGTGCAACGTAGTCGGCAATGAGTTTGCCAAATGCCAGAAATGAATCCATGTTCTCACCGATGGCATCCTTGATATATCCAAAAGCTTTGACGAGTCCTTCCCAAATGGGTGTGAATGTATTTGTGATGACTGCACCCAAATACTCGATGTAGCCGGTCAAGCCGCCTGATTTATTAGAAAATGCGTTCGATACCTTTTCGACGATTGGAATCACATAAACTGTCATAAAATTCATAAGTTTTTCAAGGATTGGCAGCAAGGCAAATCCGATGGTTTCTTTCGCTTCATCGAATGTGACTTTGAGTCTTTCCATTCGGCCTGCGAAGGTGTTTGCGTTGGCTGTGGCTGCGCCTGCAAAGAGATCAGACAAGCGGCCTTGAACCTGCTCGAATGACATGGCCTTGAGTTCAGCTGATGAAAGGCCGATACCTAGTTTGCCAAGTGCGGCTGTGTTGCCGTCATAGGCCTTTCCTAAGGCGTTAGCGACCCCTTCCAGCGGTTTTCCGGTCTGTGCTGATACATCCAGTGCCAAAGCCAGTAATTCTTGCGCCTTGCCAGCATTTTCGGTGCTAAGGGATAGGCGAGCCATTGCCGGACGAAGCTGGTCATCGCTGACGCCTGTGGCCAATGACATTTTGAGAATTTGCTTTTCAACGGCTGCGATTTGGTCATCGGTTGCCCCGGTGGCGTTACGAAGCGCACCGGCCAATTTGACCTGTGCAGCTTCATCAGCGATTGCAGCTTTGACGCCATCGATACCAATCTTGACGGCGTAAGCACCTGCGGCAGCGGCAGCCGCGGCAAATGCCAGGCCTGCCTTTTTGCCAAAATCTGAAATCTTGCTCGATGATGACTCAACGTCATTGTTCGCCGCTTTCAGCGATTTGTTCAGCTGATCGACGTCGGCGAGTATCGAAAGTTTCAGCGTTCTTGATCCGGTTGCCATCAGCCCCACTCCTTCAAAATCTTATCGAATGAATTTTCCCACTCATTGATGATGTACGGCTGTTCGGCACGCAGTGTTGGATAAATGAACCATCCACGCGATCCACGGCCTTCGCGACCTGACCACACTGGAAATTGCTTGAAACGGTTTGAACCGAATTCTGAACCGCCCCAAAGCTGTTGAGTCGTAGCTCCACCACTGAATTTTTGACTGACGAAACCAAATGAGATTTCGCCAATTTTGCTTGACTTACTTACACGCGATCCATCGGCAATGCGAGACGCCACATTTCGTGATTGCAACGTCTGCGCCTTGCCTTGAATCTTTCCCTGTAAATATGAAGCCAGTGCATTGGATGACACTTTGGCTTCCTGGATAGCCTGGTCATCCATTGCTTTGAAAGCTTTGAGGACGCCACGAAGGTCGCTTTTATCGTAGGCGATTGCCTCATCGACCATTTTGCGCTTCCTTTCGTTCTGCCAAAATCTCCAATGCTGTCAAAATGTCATCGGCATCCGTCCAATAATGCATTGGAATTCCGGTTTCCAAAGCAAGTCCGACGATTATTCTTCCGATGCTTCCAGGTCTGTGGCTTTTGGGTCTGCCTCATCCACAACCACGTTTGCAACGGTGTCGCACCAAATATCGATTGGTTTGACTGGCTGGCCAGCGGCTTCACGTTTCATGGCGTGATATGCCAGGAAAAGAAGATCGGAGATTCCGATCTTCCCTTTGGCATCGCTGACAAGTTTTCCGGTGTCCTTTTCCCATTTGCGCCACTCTGGTGGTTGTGCCACATAGGTTTCAGACTTGCCTGACATGTATTCGATTGTGATTGGTAGTCTCATTTTTACTCCCGATGGTTTCTATTAGTCGAGTGCCGGTGTGGTCACACAAGTGAATGAAAGTGATGCTGTAAGTGCATCAGGTGCAGTACCGCCCAAAGCCGGGAAGATTGGCTGAACGCTGAACGCGTACGCAACCCCTGCGACTGTGAAGATTACTGGCAATGCTGTATTTGGTGCAGACGCAGCTGCGTTCCAAAGAGCTTCGCAAAGCGATGAAACTGCGCCAAAATCTTGAAGCATTTCAACTGCGAAAGTGCCTTGAGTGTCTGTGGTGTAGTAAGCCTTACCATCGAGTGTCTGATATGTGTTGATCGTTGAGTCGATTGTAAGTGTTGCGGATGTAGCTTGAGCATCATATGTATCACCATCGATGGTGAATGTGATGTCTCTACCGGTGATGATAGTTGTCATTTTTGCTCCTAGTTGTTTTCCTGGGTGAAATAAGTTGAGACGTTCAAATCTGCAACGAGCAAATTCGAAGCCCCAACCGAAACGATTGACGGCCTTTGGACATCGCCGACCACGTATCCTGGTGGCATTGCCCCCAAAATGCTGATGATGAGTGCTTCGAGTTGATCCAAAGCACCACTGTTCGCGTTATTCGCAACCGCTGCGGTCACGATGAAATTGACTTTGACCTTCGTGACTGCACCATTCAAAAGGGTGCTTTCAAGCCACGGTGAATCCGGGATGATGACGCAGGCAGGTGGGATGACGGCTTCCGGTGCTACTGGATAAACCGATGCTGCAACGCCTGAAAGAGCTGTGGCCAGTTCAGTACGTACATCGAGAAGGGATGTCACTGGCATATTGAATCCACATCATAAAATGCAGATATAAGGCCAATCACGCGATTTTGTAAGCTGCGACCCATGCGGAATGGTGTCGGTGCAAAATCAACGCCTTCAATTTGGCCACCCGGTGCTGTAACGCTTTGAAAAATTTCTGTGGACACGATGAGAATCGCTGTCTTAATTGGCGGCACGTTTGCATAAAGCTCTGCCGCTGAACCACCATCAAGGGTGATCGTTCCTGCCGGAATCACGGGTGTGGTGATTTGGTCTGCGTGCACTAGATCGGCAGTTACCTGGAAAGCATGAACGGAATGCCCGGTGACTGTGTATTCGTCATCAAGTGCCCCACATCCGGCAAGAATGACCGTTTGCCCTGGGACGAAATAATTTGGACGCAATGTGTCAATGTAAAGCACATCATTTGTGATTCGTGTTGCCACTACTGCGCTTTGATACTGGGTAAGCATTGGCAAAATTGTTGCCTCTGCACTGTCGATTATTTGGTCGAGATAAACGTCAGAATAAAGAGAATCAGAGACGCCAAGTACCGCACGTAGTTCATCAGCCGTGATAATAGCTGGCATCTCTGATCCTTTCGTCTGCTCGACTAGCTCGGGAGTGAACTAGCCGATGTTTAATGGTTCGGAATTAGTCCTTGTTGAACGCATATGCGCCGGCCGCGATTTTTGTCGCTGTTGCGCCATATCCGTACATAAGGATTCCGATGCTTCCGTCTGAAATGACGTTTGTGCGAAGCTCCAAACGTGGAGATTCGTACCATGTGTAGGCGTCGCGGTTGATGACGTACATTGAGTCATCGCCTGTGCCTGTGAGTGCTGTATCGACCCAAAGATCGATGCCATTGACTGAACCACGGAGTGAACGTGGCTGTGCATTTCCAGCTGCGTTCATTGGATTCAAAGCGTTGTAAATTGGACGTCCAGCGTCGTTGAATGACTGGATGCGTCCCCACATTGCAGGTGATACGACGATTGCATCTGCGAACTTGAATGTGTTTTCATAAACGCTGACTGCGCCGTTTGCAACCCATGTGAGGAATTCAGCTGCGGTGATGTCTGTGCCATAACCTGTTGCTGTCTTTGTTGCGCCTGCAACGATTTGTGCAGAGTTGTACGCGTTTGTCGCACGTGCATACTGCGCTGAAAGATTTGAAATCAATTCAGAGTAGAAAAGTGGATCTGAACGGTCTGCGAGTTCGACTGACATGATCTGTGAACCCTTGAATGACTTGACATCCACTGTGATGAATTCTGATTCCATCACTGTTGGTGTTACTGGATCGAGTTCGTCAATCTGTGCAACCGCTGGAAGCACTGTGATTTTTGGAATCTGGAATGTGAGGCCAGCTGATGGAAGTGTGCCATTGCTGATTGAATCGATTGATGCACGAACATTGTCTGCAAGGCCATTGACCACTTCACGAAGCTGACGTGTAGGGATTAAGCCTGGGTTATCTGTTGATGCTGTTGCAGCCGCGATAAATGCACGTGATTCTTCTGAACCGCGTGTAGCTGCGACTTTGTGCATGAGGTAGGTTTCAGGTGAAACCACTGGGTTACGTGTTGCGATGAAATTGACAGGCTTTGCGATTGACGATGCCTGAACTGGTGCTGAAGCTTCTACCGTCTCGGCGGCAGTTGGCTCTGTGACGGTGTTTTCCACGACGTCTCCTTCTGTTGATGGTTGTGGTTGTGCTTCTGCTTCATCGGTTGATGATTCAGAATCCTGTGGTGCTTCTGTTGCTGCGACATTTGATACACGTGCTGAATCAAAAGCCGGATTATGGGTTAATGCGACCCCTACGAGGTCAGCTGAATTGACGATCATCGTGCCATCCTTTGCATGAGTGAAATCATTTGCATTTGCTTCCACACTGAATCCGTCACGAAGGCCATCCATTGCTTCCTGAATTGCGTCAGTGCCAGCGGTGGTCTTTGAGATTTTGAATGTGGCTTCGATTGAATTTCCGTCCGGTGAAAGTTCCATCGAAAGAGTTTTGCCGATTGGACGAGCTGAATCGTGCTCCAAATTAAGCTTGACGTTTGCTGGATTAAGTGATCCATGCTGAAACATTACTTTGCCAGTTGATGCTGTTGCAGGTACGCCAAATTCAACGATCTTGCCCGTAATAGTACGAGCTTCGGAATCTGCCGCTGTGATTGTGAATGGTGTGGTTACTTTCATTTGATGAATTCCTCTGCTTGTCGGATTTCTTCGACGGTGATGGCTGGATTGCCATTTGCATCGACGATTGAGTTCAAAGTCTTGTAAATATTTGCCCTTTCGAGATCACTGCCGCGTAGATAGTCGGAAAGGTCATACTCCACACGCTGTGATTGAGGTACGAAGTCCGGCATTGATAGACGTTCAGAAATCGAAGTCATCAGCGGAATCAATGAGAAGTCCAGCAAGGTTTGACGTTGATTTGTCGCATTGCTGTACGTCATTGATGAACCGGTCTCTGCATCGACGTAATATGCAGGGATTCCCAAAGCTCTCGCAAGTTCGGTTGATACGTAGGATCGTGCCTGGTTAAGTTGCAATTTCTCCGGGTCGAATCCGACGGCTTCCATTGTCACATCAGCATTGAGAAATGCAGTGCTGCGATTGCGTCGAGCCGCACCCCATGAATCGAGAAGCTTTGTGATGCGGTCAGCCGGTAAAGCCGTGCCGTTGCTTTTGAGCACCATTGACGGAACTGGTTCGCGTGCATACATTGCAGCGGCACGTTCTAATTCCGCACCTGT